ATAGTTTATTTTATACTTGTGGATTACCTGGAGGAATTGATTATTATTTACTATTTTTAGAAAGAAATGGAGTAATTGAAAAAATGACTGAGAAAAAAATAAATGTATTTCTCAATGTGTGGATTAGAGCCGTAGGTTGTAATATTCAGAGTATTTTAATTATAATGATATTATCATATATTTATCAAGATTTGTCATGGTTCGGAAGTTTATGTGTAATATTAACATCAATTTTGACATATTGGAATGGTAATTATTTTATGAAAGATGTTGTAAGTGATTATACAAAAAGACAATATATAAAATAAAATTATCATATTTATTAATATGAAATTTTTAAATATTTCGGAATTGTGTGAAAATATAAAAAAGAATATTCCGAATGAAAAGTATTATGTTTGTGGAGAAATTTCTAGTTTAAAATTTAATGACGGTCACTGTTATTTTATCATAAAAGAAAAAAGTTTTATGATGAAATGTATAATTTGGAAAAGTGTTATTGGAAATGTAAAAATTAATGATGGAGATAATATTAAGCTTTATGGTCATTTAAATTTTTATCATCCAAATGGATCAATAAATTTTGTTGTTGTAAAAATAATTGAAATAGATGGATTAGGTCAACAATATTTGGAATTTGACAAGTTAAAAGAAGAATATTTGAAAAAAGGGTTTTTTGATAGAAAACGAAAAATCAAAAAATTAATTACAAATATATATTTATTGACTTCAGTAGATGGTGCAGCAATTCAAGATTTTATGTATGTAATTAATAAATCAAAACAAAAAATTAATATTAATTTGATTAATGTCAATGTTCAAGGTGTTAATTGTGTGAGAGAAATATGTGATAATTTAAATAAAATTAATGATGATTATGATTTAATTATTATTACACGCGGTGGTGGTTCTTATGAGGATTTATGTCAATTTAATAATAAACTTATTTTGGATAGTGTATTTAATCAAAAAAATATTGTATTATCTGCGATTGGACATCAAACAGATATCACATTAACAGACTATGTTTCTGATATTTCAACACCAACTCCATCATTGGCAGGTGAATTTATAGTCAATCATAATTTACAATTGATAAATAATATAGAATCTGTTTTGGAAAATAATAAATTGAAAATAATCAATAAAATTAATGATTATGAAAAAAGAATCATCCAATATGAAAATAAATTAGAATCACCTATAAAACAAATGGAAGATAAATTAAATGAAATAAAATTAACTATTCAAAGAAGAATTGATAATTATGAATTAGAACTGGAAAAACTTAAAAACAAATTAGAAATGGATAAAAATGTTAAATTAATTAATGATGGAAAATTTATCAATTCACTTGAAGAATTAAACAGTTGTAAAAATAATAAATTCAAATTATTGTTTATCGATGGTGAAGTTGAAATTGAAATTAAAAAATAATCATTCATTTATAAAATGTTCAATTGAATTTTTTATATCATTTTTATAATCATCAATGTTTTCATAATAAATATTTTCTTTTAAACATTTGACTTTAATTAATCCTTCTCCTGATGGATGTTCATATGCTTTCCATATTTTTTCATTACCTTTCATACCAAATATTGTAATTGGTACATTGGTTTTTTTATGAATATTAAAAGCTCCTGACTTAATTTCATTCAATTTATTTGGTGTTGTATTCAATCTTCCTTCTGGTAAAATTAACAAACTTTCCCCTTCGTTTATTAATTTAATAGATTGTTCAAACATTAAATCAACAGAATTTTTGTCATAAGTATTACATTCTTTTTTATTTGAACTAAATTTAATGGGAATTACTCCTAAATTTTTAAATAAATATCCTATAATTGGATATTTGAAAAATCTTTGCGATCCAATCATATTTATTTTTTCATATCCTTTAGCACAATTGTAAAAATATGCAATTATAACTATTGAATCAATAAAACTAATATGATTACATACAAATATTTGATTTTTTGTTGATACATCGATTAAATCATTTGAAAAATCGTATTTGATAAATTTTAAACATTTTAAAAGTAAAAAAATACTACTGTAGTATACTTTCCTAAAATGGTATTTATTGCCAAAACTAAATAAATTAAGAGTTCTAAAATAAAAATAATTTATTAAAATTATTGTTGAATAACCAAAATAAATAATTAAAGTATTTATTTTCATTATAATGTTTTACAAAGTTTTTTAATTTATTAAACCTTTAACTAAATTTAATACATTCATTAGTTGTCTTCTTTTAATGTTAACATCATTAAGATAATTTCTATTTTTAACCAAAAAAGCAAATCTATAATCTATCAGAGTTAATATAAATAAGTGTATGTTTGCTTTTTTTCTTTGTTTATAATCCAGGATTAACAAATTTTCATTGTTCAAATAACCTTCCAAATATCGATGATGTTTTATATTATTATTACTTTTTTTATACCATGTGCCCATATGTTCTATATTTCTGTTCATTTCATTTTGTGTATGAATCCAAAAATTGTGTCGTCCATTATCTTGTGAAAGAGTACCATGATTACTAAAATTTTCATAAACAAAAGAATACAAATATTGTTCCAATAATGTTGAACAAAAACATTGTGACACATAATTATTTTTATTATTAGATTTGATTGATTTGCTAAAATAAAAAAACCTTGAGAACATTCCTAGACCATCAGCATTATATATTTCATTTATATTATTTTGACGGGAAATATTATTGATACTATGATAAATCGCGTTTTCTATGATGTCCTCAATGTTGATGACTCTTTGTTTGTAAATATCAAACAATCTTTTTTTCCAATCAAAAAATAAATATTTACCAATATTTGAGTCATATTTAGTTTCATCAAATTTGAAAAATATTATATTTTTTATTTGTGATTCGGTTGTAGCTGGAATTTTGCGAACAAGGGTATTTATCAAAATCTCTAAAAATCTAAATGTAATAGAGTCAATTTGATTGCAATATTCTTTTATTATATCAATAATATTCTTGTTTAATAAAGCATCTTTGTAATAGTCATTTTTATTCTCGTTATCTTCAAACCAATTTAGACGTTTAAATTTTCTTTGATTGGCAATATCATTTGGAGTTGATTCTGTATTAAAATCATTGTTTTGATAAACAATTAAAAATAAATAATATTCCATAATGAAACTTAAAAACATTAATATTTGCATATTTTTTTTGTGAGTTATATTTAAACTCATTCCACTTATTATTTGTTGATTCAAAAATTGATTAGTTGGATTATTATTGTTATTATATTCACTAATTAGTTCATTAATTAAATTATTAAATTTGGTTGTCATATTTTGATTTAAATCATTCCCCGATAGTTTTATGATGTGTTTATATATTTTACTCATAAATCCTTCATCTTGACATTGAGATCCTCCGAAATTGATATTATTATTTAATTCAGTCAATTTGATTATTTGTGTTCCAATATAATTATTTGTTGTTTTAATAATTTCTTTTAAATTTTGAATATTTTCGTTGCAATATTTAATAAAATCATTGAAATTATTTACATCAACAGGTTGATTTTGATATATTTTATCACATATTTTTATTAAAAATACCAACAAGTTTTTATAATTTCTTTCATTATTTACTGTAAAACTGGGATCATTTAAATTTAATTGATACAATAAATAACCAAAAGAATTTCTAAAAGTGCCGTCAATAAAAATAACATTAAAAAGTCTTGTGAATTCAAATAATTTATCAATATAATCCTCAACATCTCTTCTGAAAATCCCACTTTGTAAATATTCTTCAATTATAGTCAAATAATAAATTCCAAACATTCTATCAAGTCTTTTTTTATATTTAGCATTTTCCCAAGGAAAATTTCCATTACTTAAAATACTACCTAATTCTCTAACAAAAAATAACAAGCTATATGTCAAAACATCATTGTTATCAATATTTAATATATGATAATCCATATCATTCATTTCTAAATGATTATTATCTTCATAATGATTTATTGTGATATCGAACAATTCTCCTTTTTTTCTTGTGAAATCGCAACATTCGATATTTTCCATTATGTCATATTTATAATTATAAATACCAAAAAACACTTTCATTCTGGTTAAACCAAATTTCATTTTTTTATTTTGTGGTGAATTTATTGTAATTAAATTTGATGAAACAATATATTTATTTTGAGGTTCGAAATTTAATTGTCCTATTTGCTTAGGTGTATATATAATTTTATTGGTATTTGTGGTTGGATCATTGGTAATTAGTTTGTCATAATTAAAATTATTTTTATATTCTACATTGTTTGGGCATGGCATTTCTTTATTTAGATCACCAAATGAAATTTTACAATATTTTTTAGAATCATCAATTTGTTTAACATTATTGATAATTTCAACTAACATTTTATTTAATTTATTTTTTTGATTTTCTTTTTTGTAGTTGAAAAAGTCGAAAATATTGTTAGTGTTCAAATAATTTCTTACATAAAATAAAATAATGAAACTAATATTATGAATATCATTGAAAATATTTTCTAAATTTACACCAATATTTTCTTGCAAAATCAAATTATAATCAATAAAAATTGTAAAATCCATATCTGATCTCTTAAAATTATTTCCATATTTTTGTTTATACACATCTCTAATACTTTTAGGTAAATTATTTAGTGCGTTATTTATTTGAATTGACAAGGATAAACCACCTTTGAAAATAAACTTGAAATAATTATTATTTTTTTTCAAATTCGAATTGTTCAAATATTGTGTCAAAAAATTTTGATATACTTTTGTTATTATTGATATAATTAACAAAACATTTTCTTCATTTTTAATTAGTTCTTCAATTATATTTGTTGTCAAAATATTTTCTATTGAAGATTTTATTTGATTACTTTTATTTGACATATCGGGTAAATTTGATACATCTATAATTTGTTCTTTCTCAAAGTTATCTAAATTTTGTTTTATTGAAAGAATATTATATTCCAAATTATTTTGTAAAAAATGATTAAATGTGTTTTGTGTATTATTAATAATATTTTCTGCTATTTGATTTGATAAATCAACCATTATAATAATTCACATAAATTTTTTGTATATTAATTTCTATATATTTATATATATGTCTATAAAAATAGATCAAAGAATAAAATATGATTTAATTGATGTTGATGAAAGACAAACTTTTTTAGATTCATATTTGATAAATGATATTTTACAAAAAAAAATTAATATTAAAGTAAATGAACAAAAATTGTATTTAATAATACCAATTCAAGAAAATATTTCTTTGGACATATCAGAAAATACTCTTTGTATTGGTCAAAATCTATTTAAAATAAATGATAAAAATAAAATAAAAGATTCAGATAACAAAAAAGAAATAATAAATATATTCGAAAATCAAGAAATAATATTTGATTTTGGATATAATTTTGGTAACATTGATGATAACAATAAAATAATTGGTATAAAATTAGAAAATATTGGAGAGATTCTGAATCAACCTGGTTTCAAACCATCAAATTTTATAATCAAGTTTGAAGAAATTCGAAATCCATTAATTGTTAAAATAAATTATAATTCAGATGTTAATTTAGTTGATGATATCGATTATCATCAAGATTTCAATTTAGATTAAAATATTTCTAAAAATAATTTTTAGAACAATCGAAAGAAATATCAATTTTTACTTCACCATTTAATTCTTTTAATTCAACAGATGTGTGATCATTATATGAGCTTTTTGGAATTTGAAAATTAAAATTTGGTCCTTGATAATTTTTTGATATTTTATAAATACATTTTTTACTAATATCAAAACCTGTTTTGCTTTCTCTTATTGGTAAATCAGAGTTAAGAATTTTAATAATTGATTTATTTATAAATTGATTTAGATCTTCACAACGTTTATTATCTTGTTCTATTTTATTTTGTATATGATATTCTTGTTGTTTTTTATATTGTGAGGCAATATATTCTGGAGTAATGTTATTCATAATATATTATTTATGGATATAAATATTTTATCAATTTTTTAAATACATATGTTTAAAATATGGTGCAAAAGAATTTATTCTTGTAAAATCGGATAAAACATATTCAAAATTTGTCATAATTGATTTCAATTTTGTACATTTTTGAACTGAATTAAATA